ACTGGCGACCGTAGTTGATTGTGCCGATACCGCTCTCGATGACTGTCGCCATAGTTACTTGACCTCCGGGGTCTGAGTTTTACCGGACGCGGAATCTTCCACGTAACCGGCCTGCTGGATAAGAACATTTGCTAGTCCTGCGTGATCGACCTCAACGCTCCGCGTACCGGGAACGATGCGCGCCCATTCGCCCTTGCCGAGCTTCTCGGCGGGCTTGATTCGGTAAGTGCTGCTCTGCTCGACAACTTCCTTCCCGTTCATTACGGGAATAGCGATAGGTACGCCGATACTGCTAAGCGGCTCCAGTTCGCCGGCGCGAGGATTCTCTACCTCTTCGCCGCCTTTGACGATGTACTTAGGCGCTACGCCGACGGTATCGGGCAGCTTCAGGAATACGGACAACGCGATCTCCTTGATCGAGGGGGATGAATAACCGCGGGCCGACCTTTCGGCGTAGCGGAGGGTTATGCGAGTGCGGTGCGGCGAACCCCGAAGAGATAACTAGATACGCGGTCATAGGTCTGTACGTCGGACTCCGGGTTTGCGGGAAGAGGCTGTTCTGCTCTCCAGGCGGTCGAATACTGCACGTTGATACTTCCCATCGTCCAGTTATGCTTCCCGTTTAGATCGCCTACTGGAGTTAGTAGCCCTCTGATCGTGCGGTGTACGAGCTTGCCGGGAGCTGCGGTCTTGCAGCGAACGATGATGTCGATGAAGGACTCGTCGAGGTACGCTTCTAGCGCGCCGTTCATCGGGCTTCCGGTCTGCGTATCTACGATGGTGATCGTGGTTGTCTCGACCTTTGACTGCGCGGCGGTGAAGGTTCCGCGCGGCTTACCGGGAAGCCTTGCGCCGTCCCGAGGCTGAATCCAGATTGAAGGGATAGTGGCTGAAGGTGTAGCGGACGGTGACTGCCCTACGCCCTGCGCGATTAAGTAGGTCTGAAGTTCTTCGACGATGTGGTAGGGCATTAGAACGCATCCCTCCCGGCGGCGGCGATCTTGTCTTGAAACTTAGGTGTCAAAGCGAGCAGTGGTCGCTCGATGAACTTAGCCTGTCTGCCGTTTCCGTGGTTTAGGCTCGTGTCCTCGTGCTGGATGATGGCGTAGTCCGAAGCCTCGCCGCCGGTTGAGACTCTTGCCGTTGCCTCGTTGCCTCTGATGTCCGGCCCTTCAACGTGGATAGACGCTTGAAGCGTTCCAGTCTTAAACGGCGTTATCGGTACGGCGGCTGCTTGGAGTTCTGCTGCCGCCTCTCCGACCGCCTTTGATACTGCCTGAATCCCGCGATTAGTTAGGAAGGCGAGCCCTACATACTTAACGTCAGGCATTGACCATTCCTCCACTTCTTAGACGCTCTACATCGTACTCCGCGACGACTGGAATAACGGTGTGCCGACAGTTTGGATGATAGGTCGGTGCGTTTGAGATGTCCGCGACCGACTCTCCGAGGTACTCCGTGATCGACCCGTCGATGCTTAGAAGGCGGCCTTGATACGGGATGCAGAGCTTGCAAGCCGAGGCGTGACTGCTGACGCGCAATAGGTTAATCCCCAGGCTTGCCATCTTTGCGATCTGACCTTGAATGACTGCGTTACGGGTTGTAGTTCTGACGACCATCTCTGAGTAAGTTTGGAGGCTCCACTTCTTGCCGGCGCGGTCAACGAAACCCGTCCCGCCCTGCTCGATGAGCCGCTTCACGTAAGGCTCTTTAAGCAGGTCAGCCTTCAAGCGGCGCGCTGCTATCTGCGGGCTACCATCTGCGCCTAGAAGCGCCCTAACGGTCGCCCTGCGGCCTGCCTTTGCGTAGAGGTCTTCGACGCTTCGGCCTACCATCCGGCGGCTAATGCCGAGCCTGTCGACGACTTCCCTTTGGAGCGCTTCGATAGCGTCCTGCTGTACCCCGGTGAATGAGTACGGGACGCTGACCGCGAAGCCCGCCTGAGCGCTGATCTGCGCGCCGGTCTTTCCTGCGCCTTCCTTGAAAGCGTCCGAGACAGACTTAGCGGCGAGCGGGTCGGTCTGCGCTCCGAGGCGGTCAAGGGTTGCTAGGACTGCGGCGTACTGCATCCGGCGCTCTGCGGCGTACTCCAGGCGACCTTGACTGATCGCTGACTGGATCTGCGCGGCGAGTGTGCGCTGCACGTCGCGGAAGGTTCGCGCTAGCTCCTCTACGAGCTTATCGTGGGGGAACGGTTCCCGCGATGCCATTACGGCTCTTCGCGGCGAAGGACTAGGCGGACGCTATCTGCCGGCGTTCCCGCGGCGATCAGCTCTAATCCTTTGACGCGGTAAGTGTTTGTGACCTGCGTTGCCTGCCTGCGGTCGATGATCGTTACGGTTGCGGCCTGCGCGTCGGCTCCGGCGACTACTGCGGCGATCAAGGTGCGGGCGCTTGCGGCGTTAGCTACGAAGGTGTCGGTCTTGCGATCTTCTTCTAGGTCGGTGCCGGTTCGCTCAATGCGTGGGCGCTTTAGGTAGCCCTTGACTGCGCCTGTCCACGCTGACGTATTGGAGGCCGGGTCGCCGTAGGCGTCTACTGTGCCGGGGACCGTGATCGTGGTTAGTGTCGCGTTTGTCACGGCGCCTCCCTTATTGCTCTAGTGCGTCAATGACCTGCGCAACTACAGCGCTGATTTCGTCAGTGGAAGTAGCGGCGGCTAGTTCGTCACGTAAGCCCTGAAACGGACTGGCTTCCGGCTCTACTGGCTCCGGGGCCGTGAACTTCTTGCCGTCATAAGTGAAGCCGCCACCAACTAGATCAGAACAAGGTTTGATCGTGACGCCCTCGCCAGGATCGTATGGTGATTCGCCGTCCCACATAATGACGTTGATTACTGTGCCGTCTTTGATTAGTGCGTGTCTCATTAGCCGTACACCCAGATAGAGATTTGACCTGCTCCGCCAACGCCACCGTCGCCACCATTGTTATCGTTGTTTGCTCCCCCGCCCCCGCCGCCACCGGCACCAACGCCACCCGTTCCGCCAGCGCCGCCAGTACCAGCAATGTATGAGCCGCCGCCACCACCGGCACGTAGGAAAGTAGAGCCAGCTTGACCAGCGCCACCACCGGAAGTTCCGGCAGTACCACCACCGCCAGTAGTCGGGTTGAGGTCAGATCCGGGCGGAAAAGGGTCGGCCGTATTGGTTGAGCCGTAGCCGCCAGCAGTACCGGCAGCACTAGAAGCCGTTGCGCTGCCACCACCGCCACCACCGCCACCGTTGTACCAGCCCCTTCGTCCAGCGGCAGCGGCAGCACCACCAACACCGTTCAACGTACTAACCGGAATAAAGACGGCGCTGCGCTGCTGAGTGTTAGACGCCCAGCCACATGCGCCCGGTGTCCCAACCGTCCCAAAGATACTATCGCCACCATAACCAGACGGGTAAGCACCAGTACCCGCCGACCCAGTACGTCCCACACCGGCAGCTTGACCAGCACCAACAGTCACCGTAACCGGCGACGTAATCTCACTAGCGTTCAACGTAAAGCGATGCAAACCCGCACCCGACCCGCCCAACCCACCAACAGAAGTTGTAGTGCCAGTTTGACGACCGCCGCCCTGACCACCAGCAGCCCCAGAAATAACCTCAACAACCACAATCTTAGCTAACGCAGGCATCGCATACGTCGTAGACGACGAGAACACCCGAGAGTCAATAAGCCTGAACGGAACCTTCGTAACACTAGCCATCAGGAGAACGCCACGTAAGTCACGCCATCAGTGCTGACCGTAGAGTCAAGCCCAATGTCCGCGAGGTTGTCGGTCTGAAGCGCAATGGAATCACCCGCGCTGAGAGGAACGCCACGCCTCGTGGCAACGGCAGCCACGACAGTCGCCGCAGCACCAACGACCACAATGCCCGTGTTGTCAGTCTCGGCAGTGATGACGACCTCCTTGCAGGCCGTTGAAGAAGCCAAAGCGACGCGCGTGCCGGCGGTCGTGACTACCGTTCGGCCATCGGTGACGACCGTGTTGGCAGAGGTAGTCGTAACTGGCAGCGGGTTAGAGGACGACAGCGGGACGCTTACGCCGTCGCCGCCAATGTCGATCTTGACCTTCTGAAACTGAACGCCGCCGACATCATCGGTGCCGATGCTCGCCGTTCCAGCGCTTGCATTTATGCTTACGTTGTCAGCCACTTATGGCCCCCCGTGTCTTGTAGCTCGTAGGAATGAATCAAAGCGTCCGGGAACCCTGCCGTGAGCGGAGCCAGTCAAGCGACGTAGGCCGCTCTGATCTAACTCGTTGAGGGCTTCGCGGCTTGTGGAGTGATTCGGGCCTTGAAACTCAAAGTCCGGGCCTTTAACTCGTTCCCACTGCGGTAGGTCGATTCCCTCCGATGAGGAGTAGAGCGCCGCGGCGATAACGACGGTGGCCCTGCCGAGCTTTGTCCACTGCCAAGCGTCCACGTCAGCCTGCACTACCTTGCGGCCCGTAGTGTCATCGGTCGGTCTTACCCCGATTAGCCGGTCGATCTCGCCTTCGGCCTTGCGGATTAGACGGTTCGCAGCGTCATCGGGAAGTACCGCGGAGGATACGCCCAGCTCGTCGCGGAGCGTCGCGGCGGCGGAGTAGTAGACGGTGATAGGCAAGTCGGCTCCTTCTATTCGGGTACTGAAAGCGACGGCAGGGAGTCGAACCCTGCCTAGCCCTGCTACTCAGACGAGTAGCGCCGGAGCGTCGCTGAAACCTTCGACTAGAAGGTGACGGTGGCGCAAGCCAGGCACTCAGGCCGGACTACCTTCGCGCCGTAGATGTGCAGACCCTTAACGGCATCTGCGAAGCGCAGCTCAGGACGGTAAGCAACTACCGACTCGACCTGATTTGCGTAGGTGATTGCCTGCGACGTACCGGCGAGCACCTTGTACTTTGTGGACGAGACGATGGTTGTGTTGTTTGTCTCGTAGATGTTGAAGCCAGCGGCGCGACCGACAAGGCCGTTCACGAGGCGAGCGTCACCTTCAGGAGCGCCAGACGCTACGAAGCGGCTGTCAGCTAGCAATAGAGCGATCCATTGCGGCGGAAGCGCGATCCAGCGATCCTGCTTGCTTGCGTTGCTGATCGACAGGAGCTTCGACAGCGTTACGAGCGACTCGTAAGCGTTCGCGCTCGTGAGAGCGGTAGGCGTAGCGGTCGAACCGACGAGGTTTGACGACGAGGCGGAGGCGTGAAGGCCAGAGATGTAGCTATCTACATCGTTGGCGAGCGCGTACCCAGCTTCGGCCATAGCCGCTTCCATTACCTTCGGAACCGTCTGGGCCTTGTCTACATCGTCAATCAAGAAGTTGAAGAACTTCTGCTGGTCGATGGCGAGGATGCTCTGAGTTGAAGTCAGAGTCTCCGGCACGCTGTGGTCGGTGCTCTTCGTGTATGAGCCGACCGTCACTGCGCCGATTGCGTTGATGTTGACCGTCGAACCTGCGCCGGCGACTTCGCCTTCGTAGTCACGGTTTGCGAGGTTG